CCCTTTGTCTTTCTAAATTGCATGGGTAGGGGGGTATATATGAAAATGATATGTGAGTGTATACAGGACTTACGGACTATACAGAGTAAGTATCCAGATGGTAGTAGGGGGTATGAGTCCCTACGCTTTGCTATCACGATACTAGAGCGGGGAATAGAGTTGGAAGAAAACCCGCATTGGGTGTTGGGAGAAGAAGGAGCTAGTGATGCCAGATAAGGACGAAATACTTAATCAGATATCAACTATGGATTCGGAGAGCATCCGTCTCTTAGTATCGGATATCTGGCTACTGTACGATGAGGCCGTCCTGAAAGAGACCGGCAAGCTGTATAACAGGGGTGTAGGGGATCCGCATTGGGAAGGTCATCTGTGACAGAAAAACAACAGTATATCTACGAGATTATTGATAGCTGGTGGCAGCGATATGGATTCGCCCCTAGCATTCAGAATATCATGGATATTACTGGAGATAAGTCTCGTGGCAATATCCACAGGATAATGAATAAGTTAGTAGATTTAGGACACTGTAAGAAACTACCTAATACTGCCCGTAGTATTCGTCCATCCTATATTCGGATTAGAAAGAGTTAATGGACTTAAAAGAGATTATCTCTAAAATGCCGGTGACGGAGCAAGAAGCTTTTTATGAGGCGGCGGAGATTTATTTAAACTCCATGAAAAGGGAATCTGCCCAAAAAGACTTTATGAGCTTTGTCCGTGAGATGTGGCCCGGATTTATTAATGGCGCCCACCATAAAGTTATGGCGAAGAAGTTTGAAGACATCGCCAATGGAAAGACTCGAAGACTTATTATTAATATGCCACCTAGACATACTAAGTCAGAGTTTGGCTCCTATATGCTACCGGCATGGTTCTTAGGAAGAGACCCGAGCAAGAAGATTATCCAGTGTTCTAACACAGCAGAATTGGCTGTGGGCTTTGGACGTAAAGTCCGTAACTTAGTAGGAAGCGAACAGTATGCAAAAATTTTCCCAAATGTTACTCTCCGCTCTGACTCGAAAGCCGCCGGTCGGTGGAGCACAAATGCTAATGGCGAGTACTTTGCTATTGGTGTGGGCGGTACTGTTACTGGTAAGGGTGCGGATCTACTCATTATTGACGACCCGCATTCTGAACAAGAAGCTGCAATTGCGGCTTCAAATCCCGAAGTTTACGACAAAGTATACGAGTGGTATTCGTCAGGTCCTCGTCAGCGTTTACAACCGGGTGGTTCGATAATCGTCATTATGACTCGCTGGTCAAAGAAAGATTTGACCGGAAGAATTCTGAAGTCCGCTTTGGAAAAGGACGGAGACGAATGGGACATCATTGAGTTTCCTGCAATTCTGCCATCTGGAAAAGCCCTATGGCCTCAGTTCTGGGACATTAAAGAACTAGAAGTTCTGCGTGAAGAGTTGCCATTACCAAAGTGGCAGGCACAGTATCAGCAACAACCAACATCCGAAGAGGGTGCTCTTGTTAAAAGAGACTGGTGGAAGGTATGGGATCAGGACGTTCCTCCACAATGCACATACGTCATTCAGTCATGGGATACCGCATTTACCAAAAATGAGCGTTCAGACTATTCTGCCTGTACTACATGGGGTGTTTTTTATTTGAATGAGGATGAGTTGCAGCCAAACGTTATCCTATTGGATGCATTCAAAGCACGTCTAGAGTTCCCAGAGTTAAAAGAAAAAGCTTTTAATATGTACAAGGAATGGCAACCAGACTCGTTTATCGTTGAGGGAAAAGCTTCTGGACTCCCATTGATAGGGGAATTGCGTAGAATGGGCATACCAGTATCAGAGTTCACACCAACCCGTGGAAATGATAAGATTGCGAGATTGAATTCAGTAACAGATTTGTTTGCGTCTGGCAAGGTTTGGGCGCCACCAAGAAGATGGGCTGACGAGGTTATAGAAGAAATGGCATCCTTTCCTAATTCGGATCACGATGACTTAGTGGATAGCTCCACTCAAGCTCTAATTCGCTTTAGACAAGGTGGATTTTTACGTTTACCAAGTGATGAACCAGATGAACCGCAGTATTTTAAATCCAGAAAAAACTCTGGATACTATTAATTAGGAAAAATTATGGCAATTGATAAAGCTCTATACCAGCTCCCAGAAGGAATTGAAGCATTAGCGGAACAAGAAAGCCCTTTGGAGATTGAAATTGAAAATCCAGACGGCGTTACGATTGGAATGGATGGTTTAGAGATTGAAATTGAACCAGCATCAGAAAAAAATGACGATTTTTACGCTAACTTAGCTGAAGAAATTGATGATCGTGTCCTACAAACGCTAGCATCTGACCTAACATCCGACTTTGAAGGCGATATTGCTGCAAGAAAAGACTGGATTCAGACTTATGTAGATGGTTTAGAGCTTTTAGGTTTGAAAATTGAAGAGCGTAGCGAGCCATGGGAAGGCGCTTGCGGTGTTTATCACCCATTATTGAGCGAAGCATTGGTTAAATTCCAATCTGAAACCATGATGTCCATCTTTCCAGCGATGGGTCCAGTAAAAGCCAAGATTATTGGCAAAGAAACTCCTGAAACCAAGGCTGCTGCTGAGCGTGTTCAGGAAGATATGAACTATCAGCTGACCGAAGTCATGCAAGAGTACCGCCCAGAGACAGAGCGTCTCTTATGGGGCTTGGGTTTAGCTGGTAATGCATTTAAAAAAGTATACGAAGACGAAGCATTAGGCCGTCAAGTAGCAATGTACGTTCCTGCAGAAGACATGGTAGTACCTTATGGCGCTTCTAGCCTTGAGTCTGCAGAGCGTGTAACCCATGTAATGCGTAAAACAGAAAATGAAATGCGCTCATTACAGGTTTCCGGTTTTTACCGTGATGTAGATTTGGGCGAACCAGCAAACGTCCTTGATGAAGTAGAGAAAAAAATTGCTGAGAAGTTGGGCTTTAGAGCTACAACAGACGACCGTTACAAAGTATTGGAGATGCACGTTAATCTCGACTTAGACGGATATGAACATACAAACGAAGATGGCGAGCCTACTGGCGTAGCGTTGCCATATATTGTTTCGATTGAAAAGGGTACAAATACTATCCTTTCCATTCGTAGAAACTGGGAGCCAGACGATGAGAAACATCAGAAACGTCAAAGCTTTGTGCATTACGGATATATTCCGGGATTTGGTTTTTATTGCTTTGGTCTTATCCACCTTATCGGCGCATACGCTAAGAGCGGAACCTCAATCATCCGCCAATTGGTCGATGCGGGTTCACTTGCCAACTTACCCGGTGGATTCAAAACACGAGGATTACGGGTTAAGGGTGACGATACCCCAATCGCTCCCGGCGAATTCCGTGACGTGGACGTTCCTTCCGGAGCTATGCGTGACAACATTATGCCTTTGCCCTACAAGGAGCCTAGCCAAGTATTAATGGCGTTGCTAAACCAGATAGTAGAAGAAGGTCGCCGCTTTGCTAACACAGCAGACCTAAACCTTTCCGATATGTCTGCTAATGCCCCTGTTGGTACAACATTGGCTATTTTGGAGCGTACTCTCAAGGTAATGTCTGCAGTACAAGCCCGTGTTCACTTTAGCTTAAAGCAAGAATTAAAGTTGCTTAAGCGAATTATTGCTGACAATACTCCAGAAGATTACACATACCAGCCAGTAATTGGCAGCCGTATGGCTAAGCGTTCTGACTATGACTGCACAGACGTTATTCCAGTAAGCGATCCTAATGCTTCTACAATGGCGCAGAAGATTGTTCAGTACCAAGCAGCAATGCAATTGGCACAACAGTCTCCTAACCTGTTTAATATGCCTTTGATGTACCGTCAAATGTTAGATGTTCTCGGCATTAAAGACGCACAGAAGTTGATCCCGCTTCCTGAAGATATGAAGCCAAAAGATCCTGTAACTGAGAATCAATCTATCTTAATGATTAAACCAGTTAAGGCTTTCCAGTATCAAGATCATAAAGCTCACATTACAGTTCATATGTCAGCTATGCAAGATCCAATTATTGCTCAGTTATTGCAAAACAATCCACAAGCACAACAGATTCAAGCAGCTATGATGGCTCACATTAACGAGCACTTAGGCTTTGAATACCGTGTTCAGATCGAGCAACAGTTGGGCGTTGAGTTGCCGCCAACAGTTGATCTTGCTGGTGAAGATATCAACATGGATCCAGAAGTTGAAGCTAAGTTGGCTCCATTATTGGCGCAAGCTGCCCAGCGTTTATTGCAACAAAACCAACAGCAGGCCGCTCAACAACAAGCCGCACAACAGGCTCAAGATCCATTGATCCAAATGCAACAGCAAGAACTGCAGATTAAGCAAGCAGAGCAGCAACGCAAGCAGCAGAAGGATCAAACAGATGCTCAGTTAAGGCAACAACAGTTGCAAATTGAGCAACAGCGTATTGCTACTCAGGCTCAGCTTGAGACAGCTAAAACTCAAGCAAAAATTCAAGCAGACCAAGAGGCTGA